GCAATGCGTGTGGCTCCCGTTGCTTGGTGGTTCGATACACTGGAGGAGGTACAAGCGGAAGCAGAAAAGACCGCTTTACCAACACACGACCACCCGGAGGGTATCAAAGGTGCAGTTGCCACAGCAACGGCTATCTTCTTGGCTCGAAAGTATGGTAAGGTCTCAATGCTTATGGCAATGACTGAATACTATCCGACTTGGGTAGAACCTCTACTTGGGCAAAACCGCTTCGATGAAACGTGTCAAGGCACAATGCCAGTTGTCTTTGGTATCATCAACAAGGCAAACAGCTTTGAGGAAGCAATCCGTTATGCTGTTGCAGTAGGAGGGGATAGCGATACAATCGGGGCGATTGTCGGTTCAATAGCCGAAGCGATATGGGGTATTCCCGAACACATCTACCAAAAAGCACTGGAATACTTGCCAGGCACAATGGATAGAGTTATTGGAGATTTCTTTCAAACCTTAAACGAGAAACAGAATGGATAAGAAAGACCTTTTGAAGTTCTGCAGGTACTACAAAGGCGAGGATGATAGCCCTTTCAGAGAGCAGAACAAATCAATGCTTTGGTTCTATGAGCGTGCGTGGATCAATGAAATGCTCAACAATGGTAATTCATTATCCATAGCCATAGAAGAGTATATTCGTCTTGGACTGGGGCTTTTTGAACAATTCGATGATATCCCGCTATCATTGAAAGCGTTGCTGTTTAATCGATATGCGAGGACCAGCCAATCAATGACAGAAGCGGTAGAGCCATTCAAGAAGTTCTACAAAGAGTATTACTAAAAAAGGGAGTGTTTCGGCACTCCCTTTTGGTTTACTGCAACTGACCTATCATTTGTAAGTAGATAGTCTTTCCAGACTTTTTCAGCACCTTAAACTGGCTACCACGTTGTCCTATCCATTCGGCTTCTCCACCGATTGTTTCTACACTCTTACCATCCCAAAGCGTGTTTGTTTTATAGTCAAACCTACAATAGTCGGTGTAGTGAGACAATGGTTCTGCATAGAAACCCTTTGCTCCTTTCGGTACACAGATAACAAGATTGTAATCTTGATGAAAACCTTTGTTCCTATGAACAGCCGTCGATAAGAAACCTTTGTCTGTGAACACATCGCCAACCTTAAGCGAACTCAAATCATATCCCAGTTCTGGAATTGCGTGATTGTTTACACCTCTACGAACAACTGTGTTTTGTGGCATCTTGAATTTTTCAAGTGCAGAAGTCAGTATTGGCAAGTCGTGTATATGGTCTGCATTTGGAATCAGTGAACCATAGTAAGGGAGACCTCGCAAAGGTTCGTTCAAATAACAGTATGTCTGGGTGTATTTCGTTAGAATCAGTTTCTCTTCGTCTGTAAGTGTGGCCCACGCTTGTTCTGCCAAAGAACGTAAGCGTTTATCTGCATCGTCCATAGTCTCGTTGTTGAACAAATCAAGCAGACGGTCGATTTCGTCTTTGCTCATATCAGGCAAGTTAGTCGGCTTGATGTTACCCATTTTCTTGCGTTGTCTTGCCATTGCTGCCTTGTCGAGTTCTGCACGTTTGGCTTTGATGTCAAGGATCGTCTTTTGAGCAAGGCTCTTGTCATTTTTGCTGATGGCCTCCTGCAATGTATCAACAAGGTCAAGATATGGTTTCGATTTCGTTTTGAACGATGTAATGCTTGCCAATTCTGTGTTGATGTTCTCCCAGTCGATAGCATCAAGAACCAGTGCGTGCTGTTTTGCGTATGCAGCTTGCGAAACTTTCCACGTTGGATATTGAATTGCTCCGGGCTTGTACTTCGTAGGATCAGCAACGTACTTGATTTCAAATTCAAAGTCTGCAAGCTCTTGTTCAAGATGCGTGCTGTACTTATGAGTTTTGAGAGCCTTGCCTTTGATGTCGGCAATCTTCTTTTCCACTGCATCGTACACCTCGTGAAGTTCAGCCGATGTAAACTGCTTCTTCCACTCGTGTACATCCGGTATAAGAGCCGACAACATCTGCTCATCCTTGCGTATCTCTACAATCTGTTTAGCGACCGTACGAGCTTCGTTATTCATCTGGCCGATGTTCCTCTTGTCGATGAACGATTGAAGAGCCGTAAGGTCAATTTCCGGGTACTCCTGCGCCACTTTGAGAACATTGTTAGCCATCTTCGTAATAAGCTGATACTTTTTAGAGCGTTCAGCCCACTTTTTGCGGATAGCTTCTCGTTCCTCATCTGTGCGAACACGGATTTTTCGCTTCTTATTGATGTAGTCCTGGTTATCCTGCACCCAGTACGGCATAGTCGTAGCGGTTTCGACACGTCCTTTGTTATCCTCCCACCAGTTGTAGAAGTCTTCGTGCGGTCTGCGAATGGTATTTATGCTTCTTATTGATGTGGGACTTTCGCCTGCCAGCATCTTTTCCTGCATCTTTACAAACTCATCATCGGTTGCGAGAATTGGGACAACAACACATCGACACTGTGCGTGCCACCCTCTGAAAATAAAATCTTTCGGGAACTTGCCTTTGAGAGATTCGCATATTGAGCAGTCAAAACCTCGCTTTGAGCGTTTCACTTCGTAGCCTACAACGAAATCCATCCGTTGCCAACGGTCTTGCTCACTGGCACGATACGCCATATTGGTTTCGGTCCTCGTCAAACGCATTGCGTTCTTGTACGAAGAACGATACACACCACGTCCGGGGTGGTATGCCTTTGCAGCCTTTGATAGTTTGTAAAGCGGATTCCCGTTTGCATCAGTGCCGGTTCTTATGCGCCTAAACAATTTGTCCGGCTCCTGCAAGTATTGGCGAACTTTCCTCGATACGGTAGAAGCAGAATCGCCCTGCCCCAGTGATAGGGACAGAGCAAGCTCCATTTCCGTTTTTAGGTCGCCAGTGTACCGCCACACCTTTTGCGATAGGTTCATACCTCCGTAGGCTGATTTACGCTTGAAAAAAGCGTCCATTGCTTCCTGATTACGGCTGAACCAACGTGCGAAATGGTTGTCCTCATTCAGACCTTTGCCGAAAATTGACTCAATCAACGCATCGCACGAAAGGTTCGCAAACTCCCATTCTGCAACGATACCGCCTTTTATTTCATTGTAAACAGCAGAATACAGCCCACGTAAGACGTTGTTCGCCTTTTCGGATAGCTTTTTATTATCCGCAAAAGAAAACACCTCATCGGGGCTAATATGGCTGTTAGCGGACAATTTCAGAAGCTCGTCCACTGCGGTTGCGTAATGCTGCCGTACCTTATCGGCATAGTCTTCCGTTCTCTGGAACAAGCCCGATGCGTATTTGTCTATGTCAATTTTCTTTTTCGCCATTTGTTCGTAGTTTGAAATGTTCGCACTGTGGGTCAGAAAGGAATATGCAGAACTTTCCTCCCTGCTGTTTATAAGGGCAACGGCAGAGTATCAGATGTCCGTCCAGTGCCTTGCTATGCCAGTCATAGGAATTGGCACAATCTTTACACTGATACTTTGCCGGCTCTTTTTTGATGATTGGTTTCCTTGCCATTATTCAGCACCTCCGAAAACATCGTCTTTGTTCTGACTGGCACCGAATATATCACGCTGTCTCTGGGCTGCATCGGCACTTTCCTTTTCGATACGCTTCAACTCCTGCTCCTTGTCTTTCACAAGCGGATTGAGCTCGATAGCACCCTCTGTCGATAGCATTTCTGCATCTTTCGCCTTTGCGATGTTCTCGATAGTCTCTTTGATGTCCTCTCCGAATGGCTCTTGAAACTCGTGCCCGACAACAAGATTGTTACATTCGCCCCTCAAAGCTATGTTCAGCACGTTACCGATAATGGCGATGACAAGGTTTCCAGTACGATCCAACAGCTCATCGTGAACCTCTTTGTGTCGCTGGGCTTTGATGTCGGCCAGAAGCATCATTTGTTTCAGAGCCTTGCCCGATACGTTGGAAAGTCCTTTCATACTCTCAAAATCGATGTTAGGTGTGAACGTCTTTGTAAGAATATGCTTCTGCAACCACTCGATTTCCTTTTGCTTGCTCTCGGGCGCACTGTCCCACGTCAGATAATGTGCAGCCTTTGATACATCGTCCTTGCCTTTCGAGATAAGCGTTTTGTTCTCATCGTTCTTGTCGGGCATATTCTTGATGATATCGGTATCGACAATAAACATCGGGTCTGCGAAGTAGTCGTTTGTATCGGCTGTTCTTGAACCGATATACTCCTCACGCTCAATCAATGGCTCTACACCTTTCCACTCCTTATCCTGCTGGAACAGTATCACTGGAATTTTGCCTATCGGGTTCTGCTCCTCGACAACCTCCCAGCCAGTGAGAACACGCTTGCATCGGTAGATAACATCGGGGGTAAAGATGTCGAAGTGGTACGATGTTTCTGTGCTGCTATCCTTTACGTAGTAGCCCCACGCAAAAGAAACAAGGTTTTCGTACATATCCCAACGAGCATAGATTTCGTCTCCCTTACTCTTTGCCAACACTCGAATTTGGCAGTCGGGCTTGTTCTCACTGTTGCGGAACACTCTAAACAGCATTGCAGACTGCGTTTCAGCCCCTGCAAGGCGTTTACATTGTCGAACCTTGCTGTCGAACCTTGTACGCTTGATAAGGTCTTGAAACGCACTGAAAGCCTTGTCTGTGCCCTCGCTTTGGTTGGTCCACTTAATGGGGCGACCATAGATGAACACAAGTGCAATTTCGTTAATATACTGGGGATAGTTGATAGGCAGCTTCCAGCGTTTCAACGTCCCTTTTCGCTCTCCTTTGGGGTTCTTCAAGATTTTGTCCGGACGGCTCATTATCTCGTGCTGCTTCGGATCATACTCTTTCATTGCTTCGGCTGTAAGGGCTTCACGTGTAGTAAACAATTCTTTCACTCTCGAAATGTCCTTTGCCTTAATCAACTCCTCGAACTCCTGATTTCTTCCAACTACCGCATTGAGGTAGTTAGTAAACATTTGAATAAATCCCATTGTCTTAAAGTGTTAAATTGAAAATAAAGCATCTACATCATCGGGTATCTCTGTATCATCTTCTGTAAAGTAGTTTACAGCGTACCCCAGCAAATCCACATACTCATCGTGAACCTTTGTAGGGAAACCGCAAACCTCGTCTATGAACTCATCGTTCCATTCGCCATCGACAAGGTACACACGTCCGCACTCCACTTTCGGAGCGATAGCGTGAAGTCTCACGTCTTTGGCATCTGTTGGGGTGGGAGTATAGGTTACGTTCAAACTGGTGCTGTCTTCCAGTTGTTGAACAACACTCTTTCCGTTTGCCTTTGGCTCAACTCGAAGCGTACTTTGACTATCGTCATAGTCGTTGGCGTACATATATTCGGGCAAGAACCGCAAAAGGTCGGGAAAAGATTTCCAAACCTTTTTGGCGTGTGTGATATAAATGCTGTTCTTGATTTTGCAGGCTGCAATGATACCCGAAGGGTCATTGTCAGTCTTTTTCTTTTTCTCGTCATAGGCGGTATCAAGAAAGAAATGTATCGGCTCCTTGAAGCGGAGTGCCCGGAAGTCGGCAAACGATATTCGTCTGAACCAACTTTCCTTGATAATGTTACCTCCTGCTGCGCTTGGAACCTGCATATACTGTCCTGCATAGCCACGAGAACCCAAATCGACCATAGCTTCTTGAAGTACCGTTCTGTTCAGACGCTTTGGATCGAGAAGTCCATCCACATAGAATTTGCGAAGCTCTGCCGGCTTTACATCATCACAATCTTCTGCAGGCAGACAGATGTGTCTGATGTTTTCGCCTTTCTTTTTCAGCATATAGCCCGTAACATCTTCCTCGTGGAGACGCTGCATAATCGTTACAACTGGCGTGTTGGCTTTATCCACCTTACGAGACGAAAGCGTTTTTGT